TTTTTTTTTTCAAGCAGAAGACGGCATACGAGGCCACGCAGAGGCAGCGGAGGCTTGAGCGTGCGATTCGTGCGCAGAAGCGGAAAATTCTGATTGACAAGGCCACCGGCGATTTGGAAAAGCTGGAAACCGACCAGATCAAGCTGCAACTTTTACAGCAGGATTACAAAGCCTTTTCCAAGGCTGCGGGGCTACGGACACAGCACGAGCGGCTGGAAAAGGTGGGTTTTGCATGGAAAGAGGCCACGGAAAGTCGAAAGGTTGCGGAATCGCATTATAGAGAATGGTCAAAGTCAATTGGTGCAGATAATTCCATAAAAACACTTGCAGAATACTACGATGTGAAGTATAATGACTCTCCTCGGTATGAGCTTCTGCAAAGATACGCACACGATGTTGACTCTGGCTGGATTTCCCCACTTTCGCGTTTCGACAATTACGAAGCGCTATACAACCAGATTCAAACCGAGATTGTCGGAATGGCGGCAAGCAACGGAGTTGTAATAACGGGACAGTCGCAGCACTTTATGCAACGCGTAATCGGTACGATGGTAGACCCGCAAAAGCTCCGCGATAATTTGCAGATCATTCGCCGCTCTGGTGTTGACATAGAAGAAATCAAAGCAGCTATTTTCTCGCCGGAGAGGGTAGACCTGCCGGTATCTCGCCAAGATGGGATGCGCAGCATCCGATTCATCGGCGAAACGTGTGCTGTGACCGTGAACCCAGATACGGGAATGTTAATTCAAACAAATCGGATTCCAGAAAAGAGGAAACAAGATGCTTAATGCAAAAATGAGCGAGCAGTCAAGAAATTTTTTGAAAAGAAAGATTCCTGAATTTTTCGATTGCACGAACCTCCGGGATGCTTTGCTCTTACTTGATAATCTCATGTGTGACAGTCTGGACGATAACTACAACCCGACACCGGAAACACGAGAGATTGAAAGTGTGTATGACGAAATCTACTGTTGCAATTAACAGGAGGTGCGGCACATGGACAACTTTAAAGCAGTATACAAGATTCTTACCGCGCTGGAAAAGGCGATGGATTTGCCGGAATTTGACGTTATGGAGATCGGGCCGGATGCCCTCGGCGTATCGAAAGAGCGTTGGAGCCGTTATCTTGAGATGATGGCAGACGTCGGATATATCAAGGGCGTAACCTTCCGGGCGAACGTCCTCGGCGAAACTGTCGCAAGCGCAAAGAATATCCGCATCACCCTGAAAGGGCTGGAATATCTGCAAGAGAATTCCATCATGCGGAAGATTTACAATACAGCGAAAGGCGTTGTAGATATTATTCCGTAACAGCGGGACAACTGAATGATGATTTAAGGCACTGTGTTTTTACACGGCGCCTTTTTTCATACCCATTTGGCCTATCTGCGGGCCTAAAACGCAGGACGGCGGGAGCTGGCGACCTCCTAAAACGCCTAGCCGGGAAAGGAAAAAACAATGAAAACGGAATTTTTACAGAATTTCAAGGTTGGCGATCAGGCTCTCCCAAAGGAGATCATTGACGCAATCCTCGCCGAAAATGGCAGGGACATTGAGGCGGCGAAAAAGCCGTTTGCGGACTATGAATCCGTCAAGGAGCAGCTCAAGACCGCCAAGGAAGGGCTGAAAGCCTTTGAGGGCGTGAGCGTGGAGGACTTGCAGGGCAAGATCACCACACTCACCAAGCAGCTTGCCGACAAGGACAAGGCATGGCAGGCAAAGCTCGACGGGATGGCCTTTGATGGACGCATCAAGGACGCGATCACCGCCGCCAAAGGCAGGAACGCCAAGGCAATCGCAGCGCTGCTTGACGTGGATGCCCTCCGCGCCAGCAAGAACCAGGACGGCGACATCAAGGCCGCTCTGGAATCCCTCAAGAAGGAAAACGGCTATCTGTTTGAAGATGATCCCCCGGCGCGTTATGCGTCCGGCACGGGCACGCAGCAGATGACCGGCGCCGTCACAAAGGAATCGTTTGCGAAGATGGGTTATCGCGAACGGTTGAAAATCAAACAGGAAAACCCGAATCTCTATGAACAAGTAAAGGAGTAAATCAAAATGGATGTTATTACCACCCTGAACAAGCTTATTGACCCGGAAGTCCTTGCGGATATGGTTTCCGCGAAGATTCCGAAGAAGATCCGTGTCACGCCGTTCGCGAAGATCGACACCAAGCTGGAGGGTCAGCCCGGCGACACAATCACAATTCCCTCGTGGGGCTACATCGGCGACGCGAAGGATGTTGCCGAGGGACAGAACGTCGAGATCGAGGCAATGAGCACCTCCACCAAGAAGGCGACCATCAAGAAGGCCATGAAGGGCGTGTGCCTGACTGACGAGGCCGTTCTTTCCGGCTATGGCAACCCCGTCGGCGAGGCTGGGAATCAGCTTGCGCTTTCCATCGCGGCCAAGACGGACAATGATGCCATGGATGCGCTGTTCACCGCCTCTCTGGCGTTCGACGGCACGGCGAATAAGATCGCCTACAACGGCGTTGTAGAGGCAATCGACGTATTTCAGGAGGAAGTCAACACGCAGAAGGTGTTGTTTGTCCATCCCGAGCAGGTCACGTCCCTGCGCAAGGACAGCAATTTCATTTCTGCGGACAAGTACACCGCAGGCGTGATGCTTACCGGAGAAATCGGCACGGTGGCCAATGCCCGCATTGTTCCCTCCAAGAAGGTGCCGAAGATTACCGCAACCGTCGGAGCATCCGGCGATTCCGGCGCCGTAAAGATCACCGCGTCCAATCAGGCCACCTATGCAGGCCATGTATGGGATGCGAACAACAAGAAGGTAATCACGCCCGAGGCGGATTCCTACGTTGTGCCAGCAACGGCGAGCTATTATCTCTGCCCGCTCGTCAAGCTCCAGGAGGACGCGGAAACCGAGGACGAACTCCCGGCAATCACGATCTACCTCAAGCGCGAAACAAACATCGAAACGGAGCGCAAGCCCCGCAATCGCACGACCGAAATCACCGCAGATCGCTTCTATGTGGTTGCGCTGACCAATGAGGCGAAGGTCGTGCTTGCGAAGTTCAAGGCGTAAAGCAAGAGGTAACGCCCATGACGGATTATGAATTTTATCGCACCCAGTACATGGGCGATTCCATCGCCGAAGCCGATTTCCCTCGCCTGATTCGTCGGGCGAGGGAAACGCTTGCCCGCTATAAGCGCATCTATTCCGTCACTTCCCCGCAGGAGGATGCGGAGGCTATGGCGGCGTGCGCTATGGCTGATGCTCTGTCGTACTATGACGCGGCTTTAAACGGTGCTGGCGGCGCTGTCAGCTCGGCAAGCATCGGAAGTGTGTCCGTCAGCTATGCAGGCGCAGCAAGCGCGGCAGACCTGTCACAAAGTGCGCAGGAAACGGAGCTTTTCCGCTGTGCCTGCCTGTATCTGGATATCTATAGGGGGTGCGGCTGATGTTATCCCTTCGGCAGCGCTGCCCTGTGGATTACCGGCTCTGCACGCAGACGGTGACCGTGTACCACAAGGACGGAGATACTTACACGCGTACAGTATACGACCGTGCTTTTCTGGATTTCAAGAAAACGCAGAACGTAGACAAGACTGGCAGCAGCGAGAGCAATTCCTTTTTGCTCGTCATCCCGTGCGACCATCAGACGGTGCACGTTGGGGACAAAGTTTTGCTCGGGATTGGCGCGGAGATCACCACGCGGGAAGCTTGGGCGGCTTTCGTCCCTGTCAAAGTGCCCGGTCTGTGCGTGGTCAAGTATGTCGATCCGAAATACTGGCGCGGGGATATGGTGCACATCGAGGCGGGAGGTTGATATGCCGACTTACATCAGGATCAACACAAAAGGAATAGATAATCTTGTACGGCGGCTCGGCTCACAGCAGCTCGCGCAGCGGGCGCAGATCGCAATGACGCGAGAAGTCGACAAGCGCATCGGACGGTATATGGCTTTCCGTACCGGTGTGATGTCCGGCAAAGCAAAGCGCATGATTTCCCCCTCGCAAATCCTCGTTGATACGCCATACGCGCGGTATCAGTATTACGGCAAGGTGATGGTCAACTCCAAGACCGGCAAGGGGCCGCGCGTGATTCCCGGCGTTGGTTTCCGCTGGCCGAAGGGCGCGATTCTCAAGGTCACGGACAGGCCGTTGCAGTATGACACCAGCAAAAATGAAAAAGCCGGCCCTTATTGGGACAAGGCGCTCATGGACAACGAAAGCACCGAAATCTGTGAATCCGTTGCAAATGAGATTATCCGTGCGGCAAGGGGGGAATGACCATGACGGCGCTTGAAAAAGTCCGCGACTGGATTGCCACTTATCCCGGTTGTAGCTCCCTTGACGGACTGAGCGTTGACTACACCGACGCAAAGCCGGACAACGGTGGATTGATGCCGGGAGGCTTGACAGAGATCAGCCGAGCAGAGGACATTCTCGGGAATATCGTCGTTACCAACCAGTACAGCTTCACGCTGTACTTTCTTTTTGCCAAATCGCCGGGGGATGACATCGGCGCGGAGGCAAATGCGCAATGGCTGCTTGCATTCCAGGATTGGGTGCAGGAGCAGTCCATCCGGCGCACCGCTCCCGTCTTTGGAGACGATGCGCGAAAAGAAACCATTAAGGCGCAGAATGGCACTCTCATCGGCGCAGACGAGGAAGGAACCGCCTGCTATACCGTGCAGCTCACTGCGCAGTTTATCAAAAAATTTGAATACGGAGGTTAAAAAATGATCGAAAGAAAGCTTATGGCGCACTACATTGACGCTGGCTTCGGCGGCGACGGCGGCGGCTCTTATACTCCGTCCTATGTCCGGCTGGGCAAGGATCTGGAGGAATACAACGTCGAGCTGAACCCCGACACCGAAACCAGCAAGAACATTCTCGGTGAATCCACCTTCAAGCACAAGGGCTATGAGGTGTCTGCTGATGCGGATCCCTACTACGCAGAAAAGGGCGATGCGCTCTTTGTGAAGCTTCAGGAGATTGTCGACAACCGCTCCACCGGCGACGCCTGCAAGACCACCGCTGTGGAGGCGCATCTCTGGGAGACGGAAACATCCGGTGCGTATGTGGCATACCGCGAGGATTGCTATGTCGTGCCGACGTCCTACGGCGGAGACACGTCCGGCTATCAGATTCCATTCACGGTCTACTACACCGGTAACCGCGTGAAGGGTACGTTCAACCCTACAACCAAGGCTTTTACCCCGGCAGAAGCTTAAAAGGAGGTCGCAAGAATGGCAGAAACCATGAAGCTTACCGTTGATACCGGCGCTGTGCAGGTCGATGTCGAGGACAAGGACGGAAAGAAGATCGGAGAATTCCGCTTTAATCCGATGGATTCCAATATCCTGCTGCGCTACCAGAAGGTCGTTGAATTCTTCAATGGCCTTTCTTTTGACAAGGATTTGCCTGACGATCAGCAGCTCGAAGCGCTGAACGGCCTTGCTGCATCCGTGCGGGAACAGTTCGACTATCTGTTCGGCTGCAATGTTTCCGACGGCCTCTTTGCCAACTGCGGCCCGCTTTCCGCGACGGCTGACGGCGATTTCTTCTTTGAAGAAGTCCTCCGGAAGATCGCGGCGCTGCTTGAGCAGATTTCCAAAAAGCGCATTGACGCGAAGCTCGCGAAAGTGCGCAAGGCCACAGAGAAGTACAAGAAGTGAGCGCGTGGGAACTCCCGACGTCGCTGGACGTCGGAGGCACTTCATACGCCATTCGTTCCGACTTCCGCGTAGTGCTGGATATCCTCCGGCACTACGCAAGTCCGGACTACGAGCCGGACGAAAAGGCGCTGATTTGCCTTGGAATTTTATATGTCGACGATATCCCGCAGGAACTGTACGAAGAAGCCTACAAAAAGGCAATTGACTTTATTGATGCGGGAATACAGGATGATGGAAAACCGAAACCCCGGACGATGGACTGGGATCAGGACGCGCCGTTGATCGTCCCAGCAATCAATAAGGTGCTCGGCGGCGAAGTTCGCGCCATGCCGTATCTGCATTGGTGGACTTTTGTCGGCGCGTATATGGAGATCGGCGAGGGCGTATTTTCGTCTGTCCTTGCAATCCGGCAGAAAAAAGCGAAGCACAAAAAACTGGAAAAACATGAACAGGAATTTTACAGGGAGAATAAGTCCCTGATCGATATGCAGCCTCGGCTATCTGCCGAGGAACAGGCGGAGATCGACCGCCTGAACGAGATGCTGAAATGAGGTGGGTCAAGTGGCACAAGCCGACGGCAGAATCGTAATTGAAACCAGCCTAGAGACCGGAAATCTTGCGCAAGGGGCAAAGCGCATCGATGCGGCATGCAAGAGCGCGGCGCGGTCGGCTGGCATCATCGGCGAGAAAGCGCAAATCGCAGCGGCGAAGGCGGTCGCGGCCTACAATCGGCAGAATGCCGCCGTGGAGCAGCAGTCTCGGAAGGTGGACGCTCTACGGGAGAAGCTGGCACAAATGGAGAAGAACCCGGTAAAGGCAGAGGAATATAATGCCGTATCCGATGAAGTGGCGCGGCTCGAGGCCGAACTCGGCAAGGCTTCCGAAAAGAAACAGGCTTTCTTGGATGACGGCGGAACAACTGGCTCGCGGCAGTTTGCAGCTATGGAGCAGCAGCTTGAGCGAATCCGTGCAGACTTGGTTGCGGCGCGGAACGACAAGAAGCGCATGGAGGACTACGGGAACGCGTATGTCCCGCAGGACACTGCACCGGTCGTCGAAACGCTCACAGCCGAGCAAGGGAAACTCGACAGGATGAACGAGCAGCTTCAGATCGCGGGGATGTCCCTTGCTCGGGTCGCAAATGCGACTACTGCAGCGTCAGCGGAAACCGGTAGGTACGGCACTCAGCTTGATAAGGCGGCAAAGTCGCAGAAGAACGTTCCGGGGAAAGACACAGGCAAGAAAATGAATGACTTCGGCGGGGCCCTGAAAAACGGCGTGAGAGCTCTCTTGAAGTACGGCCTTGGGATAAGAAGTCTGTACATGTTGTTTCGCAAACTACGAACTGCGCTCACAGATGGAATAAAAAATCTTGTGCAATACTCATCGGCTACAAATAAAAGTATGTCCTCGATCAAATCCAGCCTGACACAGGTGAAAAACAGTCTTGCAACAGCTTTTCAGCCTGTATTAACGGCGGTCGCACCGATGCTCACAAAGCTGTGCAGTATGCTTTCGCAAGCAATCACCTATATCGGGATGTTTTTCACCGCGCTGTCCGGCGGAACAAAATTCACAAAGGCGATTTCCGTGCAGGAGGACTACGCGAAGTCACTGCAAGGGACTGGGGCGGCTGCAAAGGAGGCTCAACAGCAGCTTTCCGGCCTTGACGAGATCAATACATGGCAGGAAAGTTCCGGCGGTGGAGGTGTCGGCGTAAGCCCTTCGGATATGTTTGAGGACGTGGCGATCGACAGTAAAATTACTGGTATCGTCGAGAAAATGAAGTCTGCTTTTACACCGATTGTCACATTTATCAAGGACAATTTCATCAATCCAACAAAGCAATGGTTCGCGCAGCTTAACTTTGACGCTTTGGTTTCGTCGTCAAAGGGTTTAATATCTACGGTTCAGCCAGCGCTGGAAACGATAGGGGATCTGCTGGCATGGATATATCAAGATCTTCTTCTTCCTCTGATCGGGTGGCTTGCAACGGAGGTTGCTCCTGTTATTGGCATCGTAGTTACGGAGCTTATCAACATTGCAACTGCCGTGCTGTCCCCTCTGATTGATGGGGTAAAAAAGCTGTGGGATGCATTGAGACCTGTGGTTCAGTGGGTTAAAGATGTTGTGGTCCTTGTTATCACGAAGATTGGAGAGCTTTTTTCTAAACTCGCATCAGTATTTGAAGAAAAGGGTGACAAGATCATAAAAATCTTCGACGGGATTGGTAAAATTGTTTCCGTCGTCTGGGAAGTAGTTCGCCCGATTTTCATCCTCCTGATGGAAGTTGTTGGAGCAGTCTTTGACTTCATCGGAGACATTGTCAGCTCTGTGATTGGTAGCGTTATTGATGTTCTAGCTGGCCTCATTGATTTTATCGCTGGTGTTTTCACGGGTGACTGGGATCGCGCTTGGAATGGCATTAAGAGCATTTTTGATGGAATATGGAACAGCATCAAGGGTATTGTCCTCGGCATCTGGAACTTTATTAAGAGCGTGTTTACGTCAATTCTTGATTCGTTCGTTGGAAGTATTAAGAGCCTGATCACCGCAATTGCCGGCTTCTTCGGGGACGCGAAGGACAAAGTCCTGAACGTGTTCCGCAGCATGAAAGAAAAAATCGTTTCAATTCTCACAACTCTGGGCAACGCAGTGAAAAAGCCTGTAAATGCAATTATCGGAGCGATAAACAAGATGATATCCGGTGTTTGCAGTGGCATAAATGCGGTAATTCGCGCACTGAATAAACTGCATTTCAATATCCCTGGCTGGGTTCCGCTGCTCGGAGGGAAATCTTTCGGATTCAATATCCGAGAGGTCAGCGCTCCACAAATTCCGCTTCTCGCCACTGGCGCGGTCATCCCTCCGAACGCTCCGTTTGCGGCAATCCTCGGAGACCAGCGCCATGGAACCAATATCGAAACGCCGGAGGCGCTGCTGCGTCAGGTTGTCCGAGAGGAATCCGGCGGTGCCGTGTATCAGTTTGTCGCGCAGCTTAACCGGCGTACGATCTTCCAGGAGATGATCGACGAGGCGAAGCTCCGGCAGGCGAGCAGCGGCATGAATCCGTTCCTGCTTGGGAGGGCGTAATATGGCGCAGAATTACATCACGATCAACGGCGTAAAGATCAAGCAGCCGGACGAGGGGCTTGGTTACTCCTTCGAGACAACCTACACGAGCGATTCCACGCGCGTGCAATCCGGTGCGATGCACGCGACACCGATGTTCACGGTGGAATCCTTCTCTTATGTAGCGTCTGATCTGACCATAGCGGAAATGCAGACCATCTTGCAGAAGGTCGCAAAGGGCGGGAATTTCACGCTGCACTACTTCTCCCCGTACTATGGGCAATGGCGGGACGATACCTTCTACGTCGGCAAAGGCTCACTTGAAATCGGCAGGCTGACGGAGGACGGGGAGTATTTTGACAGTCTTTCCTTTAACATGGTGGGGGTGACTCCGATTGGTTAATGTTTCCACCGAGTTCAAGAACCTCATGAAGCAGCGGACGGACTTCCTTCCGGAGGCAACCGTCACATTCTCGGATGCATCCACGCTGGAGCTCACGCCAGCGAATTTTACAATCAGGAATAACGGCTATACCGACGGGGCAGGCTCAAACGGCCTACCCCTCGGCGTCCTGATCGGCCGGACGATCTCAATCGAGCTGGACAACCACGACGGGAGTCTGTCCGAGTACGACTTTTTCGGGGCGTCGATTGCCCTTCGGCTGCGCTTCCAGCTCTCCGCCAGTGTGGAAAAAATTGCCGTCGGCACTTTTACCGTGCTTACGCCGCAGACCGGCGGTGAAACAATCACCGTCACGGCGACGGATGCATCGTGGCGCACGGACAAGACCTACACGACAAGCGCGACCTTCCCCGCGACGCTCGGAACGTTGCTTTCCGATGCCTGCGATTCCTGCGGTATTCCCTATCAATCGCTGACCTTCAAAAACAGCTCGTTCCTTGTGGATGCTCCGCCGGAGGGAGATTACACCTTCCGGCAGATCATCGGCTATATCGCCTGTATCGCTGGCGGCAATGCCCGCATCAACCGGCAGGGCTATATGGAGATCATATCCTATGATTTTGATCATACGGCATACCACGATTTGACCGACTGGATCAATCTCACGCTAGACACATCGGATATCACCCTGACTGGGCTTAAAACGTCCAAAACGACCACAAACGAGGAGGGCAAAGACGTACGGGAGGACGTTCTGCAAGGCGCTGACGGGTACGTTCTCGCCATCACAAATCCGCTGATTCTTGGCAAGGAATCCGAAGCTCTCGGGATGATGGCCGCAAATCTTGTTGGGAAGAGCTTCCGTAAATTTTCCGGGGATTATATTGGCTATCCGATTGCGGATTTTATGGACGCGGCAAAAATCACAGACCGGAAGGGGAATGCCTACTGGTCGGTAATTACGGACATAGATTTCGTGATTTCCGGTATGACCACCCTCTCCAACAGCGCTTTGTCTGCGGTGGAAAACGCCGGGACATATCCCAGTGCGGAGAGCAAGGCGGTGATAGCCGCTCGGAATCTCGTCGCGCAGGAGCGCACGGCAAGAGAAACGGCGATTGCACAGCTTAACAGGCTGCTTGCGCAATCCTCCGGCATGTACACCACGAGCGTCCCGCAGGAGGACGGCTCGATAATCTACTATCTGCATGACAAGCCTACACTCGCAGAATCTAAAAACGTGATGAAGCTCACCGCCGATGCAATCGGCTTTTCCACCGACGGCGGCAAAACATATCCCTTCGGCCTTGCGGTCAACGGCGATACAATCACGCGCATCCTTTCGGCTGTCGGCGTCAATGCCGAGTGGGTTAAGGTCGGCGCATCGTCCCTCCCGGATTCCATCGACGACCTCTCGTCGCAGTTGTCCGTGATGCTGGAATCCTTCACGTCGCAGTTTGCCCGCCAGCAGGAAACGATTGACGGGCTACAGACGGATATGACCACAATCCAGCAGAACGCTGACAAAATCACCCTGCAAGTCCAGAAAATTGTTGATGACGGCGTGGACAAGGTCACAACGACCACGGGCGTCACGGTGGACGGCGATGGATTGCACGTCGGGAAAGACGGCGAGGAAATGGAAACCGTCGTCAATTTCGACGGGATGGAGATCAAGCGAAATGATACCACCATACTCGCGGTAAAACCGTCCGGTGTTGAGGCCGAGAATGTCACCGTCCGGACGTATCTGACCATCGGGCTGCACGCCCGGTTCGAGGACTATTCCAACGACCGCGACGCGAACCGGACGGCCTGCTTTTTCGTTTAGGAGGTGAGATTGTGGCGAACATCCAAACCAATACCCGGAATACCTACTATGCAATCCTCGCCCTGACCGAGCAGAGTCAGAGCAACGCGGCAAACTCGACCACTCTAGCCTACACGCTAACGCTCTACAACGGCAAGACCAGCTTTTCTGGCTACACTATCGGCTACCGCGTCAAGATCGACGGCGTGCAGGTGGCATATCACGATAACACCGGCAACCAGACCTCCATGGGGTGGAACGAGAGCAAGCTCCTCGTGTCCGGCACGACCACCGTTGTGCATAATGATGACGGCAACAAGACCGTATCGGTCGAGATCGAGGTCTGGACGGACAGCAATCCGTACCTTCCGATCTACATTTCCGGCTCCGGGCAAGTCAAGCTGACGCAAATTCTCCGCGAGAGCACGATCTCGGCCACGGATGCCAACATCGGCGCGGTGTCCATGATTGCGGTCAACCGCAAATCTGCGGCCTATACGCACTCTATCCGTTACACCTTCGGAAGCCTTTCTGGCTATATCACCGCAGACGGCGGCGTGTCCGCGTCCGAGGTCAAGCTGTCCTCCACCTACATCGGCTGGACGCTTCCGGAGAGCTTCTACGCGCAAATCCCAAACGCGAAGTCGGCCAAGTGTACGCTGACCTGCAAGACCTACTCCGGCAGCACGCAGATCGGCAGCGCAAAGACCTGTACGCTGACCTGCGTCGCGTCGGAGAGCGCCTGTGCGCCTCAGGTCACGGCCAGCGTTGCAGCATCAGACACAATTACCCAGACGCTGACCGGCAGCGGCACCAAGCTCATCCGTTATTGCTCCGATGCGCTTTGCACCATCTCCGCAACCGCCCGCAACAGCGCCACACTCCGGCAGAAGCGCATTGCCGGTCAGGTAATCGACGGCACGTCCCGCACGATCTCGGCGATTGAGGCGGATGCGGTAACGTTTGATGCAACGGACAGCCGAGGGTATACCACCAGCGTGACGTTGCCGGTCGATCTCGTTCCGTATGTCAAGCTGACCTGCCGCGCCTCGACGTCACGCGAAACCCCGACCGGAGATAAGGTGATGCTATATATTAGCGGCAGCTGGTATAACGGCTCCTTCGGCGCGTCAGCCAATGCGCTCACGCTCAAATACAAGTTGGGTGGCGCATCCGCATGGACTGCGGTCACGCCTACCCTCACCGGCAACACCTACAGCGCGCAGGTGGAGCTGACCGGCGTCAGCTATAACGCGACGCATACGCTCTCCGTTCTGGCTGCGGACAAGCTCTCGACGGTGCAGGTCAGCGACACCATCAAGCGCGGTGTTCCGGTCTTTGACTGGGGCGAGGAAGATTTTGAATTTCATGTGCCGGTTAGCTTTCAGGGGAAAACACTAAGTGAAATACTTTCCCTAGACGGCGATGAAATATCCGGAATCCTGCCTATCACAAATGGCGGCACGGGAGCAAAAACGCAGGCATGCGCCCTGGCAAACCTGAAAGCCCTCCCTCTGGCTGGTGGCACTATGGACGCGGGCAGTAAGATTACCCATCCGGGCAATAGTTCAGCGTGGGCTGGCGGCAGAGATCTCGCTATCCTGAGACGGCCAGATGCAGTAAGAGACAGAGGCCTGTATTATCCTATCATATCGTCCAAAACAGTCGATGGCGACTGGACAATAGGGACGCTGGATAATGGACTTTTCATCAATTACACCAGTGATACAGCTTATTCCAACTGGACAGGTAATACACATCAGTTTTTGTTGAATAGTGACGGGAACATTTTCTGGCCGGGAGGAGCACAAGTTCTGGTGAATGGAACACTAGGGGCTAGTGCTAGTTCAGTTCTTAGAGCTAATTTCGACGGTCGCATTTTCAAGAATCTGCTTGTAATGATACGCTCTATTTCTAATAGTGGTGATAAATATAGTTCCTTTGTATTTCCGACGATTGCGGGCGTGTGGGGACTGTTTTTGCCGACCAGCAATGACTACTATCGCGCGGCGATGACCATAAGCGGCAGCGGGGCGAGCATGTCATGCATGCTGCAACTGGACAGCAATGTGACCGGCGTGACTGCCATGATTTATGCAACAGCGTAAGGGGAGGGAAAAATGAAAATTGAGACGGACCAAAACGGATATGTAAAAAACTATGTTATTGTCGGCGAGAGTTCTGCGTGCGGAACGGAAACGGAAATGCCGGAGGGATTTGGAGCGGACAACTACGCGGCTTACAAGCTGATGGACGGTGCACTGGTGCTGGATGCGGACAGGCTTGCTGCCTTGCAGCTTGCAGAAAGGCAGAACGCGATTCGCGCGCGTCGAGAGCGCGAGTGCTACTCAGTGATCAACCGGGGGCAGCTATGGTATGAGGGCGTCAGCATCGCGCATCTTGTTGAGCTGCGCAAGTGGTACAAGGCATGGTTGGACGCACCGGCGACGCTGATCATCCCGGACAGGCCTGCTTGGCTGGATTGATTGCACAATCCGGGGCAATCTCGGCGCGGTATGCCGCTGAGGATGCCCAATTTGGGCATCCTACAACGCAGAAAGGAGGGAGCAGCATGGAAGTAGCGGACTGGATTATCCGTGTGGGGGCGCTTGCCGGTGCGATTGCGGCGATTGTCGCGCTTGGCAAAAAGGTGATCGCGCCGCTCAAGGACATGAACGAGAAGATTACGGACATTTCCGCCCGGACAGAAACCATCGAGAAGCACGACAAAGAGCAATATCTTGGCATCCTGCGGCTGACAATCATATCGGAAGGGATGCCGATCTCCGAGCGCTTGATCGCCGGGGAAAAGTACATCAATGCAAGCGGCAACGGCGCAGTCAAGCACTATTATCAAGAGCTGGTTAAAAATCACACAAAATAAGGAGGATAATGAAATGAAACTGAGCAACAAGGTCTATGACGTCCTGAAGTGGATCGCGCTGTATCTGCTGCCCGCGCTGGGCACGCTGTACTTTGCGCTGTCCGGCATCTGGGGACTTCCCTACGGGGAGCAGGTCGTCGGCACGATCACTGCTGCGGACACCTTCCTCGGCGTGCTGCTGGGCATCAGCAGCGCGAGCTACAAAAAGGGGGCGTGAGCCATGACAGAGGCACAAATCCGAGAGAAGGTTGTAGCCACTGCCAAAACGTGGATCGGCTACAACGAGGCCGACGGTAGCCACCGCCAGATCGTGGACGTGTACAACTCGCACCGGCCGCTTGCACGCGGGTATGCACTGAAGTACACCGACGCATGGTGCGCAGGCTTTGTGTCGGCGGTGGCGATCAAGTGTGGTCTGACGGACATCATGCCGACGGAGGTCGGCGTGGGCGAGATGATTAAGCTCTACCAGCGTCTGGGGCGCTGGAAGGAGAGCGACAGCTACGTCCCGAAGCCCGGCGACGTCATCATGTACGCATGGGGCGACAACGGTGTAGGAGACTGCACCAGCGGCGCCAGCCACGTCGGTATTGTGGTTTCCTGCGACGGAAAGACCATCACCGTCATTGAGGGCAACAAGTCAGATGCGGTCGGCTACCGCGAGATCGCGGTCAATGGTCGGTACATTCGCGGCTTCGGCCTGCCGGACTACGCCAGCAAGGCGACCGAGGTAGAGCCGGTAACACCTGCGCCGACACCGGCGCCCGAAGAACCGAAAAAGGAGGATACAATCACGATGGAACTGAGAATGCTCAAGCGCGGCATGAGCGGCAACGACGTGCGTGCGGCGATGCTGCTGATGAAGGACAAGGGCTATTATCCCTACACCATTCCGGCGACGGACAAGCTGTTCGGGCCGAAGATGGAGGCCGGTGTGCGCAGGATGCAGGCCGAGCACAATCTCGGCGTGGACGGCATGATCGGGCATAACAGCTGGACATATCTGCTCAAGTAATGGCACCGCAAGCGCGGCTTCGCCTCCCACCCGAGCTGGACAGCCTGACCAAGGGCGAGATGACGCGAGCGATTGACCAGGCGAATGTTGGCGCAGAAAATGAGAAGATTGCCAGATTGTACTTTGTGGACAGACTTCCGCAGGTGGACATTGCCGCCGAGCTTTACCTCGGAAGAGCTACCGTCCAGCGGCGACTTCCGGGCATCCTACAAAAAATCGAGATTGCGTCGAAACGCTTGAAGAGCTAACTTTTCCCACCCTTCGGGGTGGGAATTTTTTTATTTGATGCGCAAGTGATGCCGAAGTGAAGCACAGAGCGAGGGGGGAAATGGTAATCTCTACCTATGAGGTGGCCACCTTAAATCTTTTTTCAGGAGGAAACTCAAATGGTAGAAATCGAAAAGACCGGCGGCAACTATGCCTCCAAAGGGCTAGCAGGAACCGCGCTCGGCTTCGGCATTGGCGGCGCTGCGCTTGCTCTGGCAAACGGCGGGCTTGGACTTCTCGGTGCAAGCCGCACGATGGGCGCTGCCCCATACGGCGGCGGTTGCAGCGAGAACACGCCCGTCAGCCGTTACGAGCTGGGGCAGGAGCAGAAGATCGCGGAATTGCAGTCCCAGATCGCACTCCGCGACGCCAACACCTACGGCGATCAGAAGATGCTTGAGATGTACAAGTACATCGACGGGCAGTTGAAGGACGTGCGCTCTGCACTCTGCTCGCAGGCCGTACACAATCAGCGCACGGAGGACAGCTTCGCGCTGGTGCGGCAGGACGTGGAATGCGTCAAGAAGGAGTGCCTTGCTGCGGTTGATCGCGAGGCTGAACGCCGCTGCTGTGGCGACAACTCCATCGTGACATACGCAAACGCAACCTTTTACCCCAAGCAGGTCGCGGACGTCACCACAGGCACCGCCACAACGGCACAGACGCTCTACAACCCGCTCCCCAAGTGCGGGGGCTGCTGCTCCAAGTAAGCGCAAAAAGGGGCGGCAGTAGCCGCCCCGAGCCTTAAAACAGGAGGTTATACACTATGGCAAAGATGGAAAACGTTCAGTCCGGCATTGCGAGATTTATCGACCGCGATATCGCGCCGAGCCTTTCCGGCTGGGATAAAGTGATTATTGCGGCAGGCGGAGGCATTCTGGCCGCGCGTTTGCCGGAAATTCTTGCACAGTATGCCGAGAGACCGATTTTCGCGGCGATGCGCATCTATGACCCTGAAAGCCGAGAGGTGGACATTGATGCCCTCTATCAGGCCGCAAAGCCGTATATGGGGACGGAACCGTTGCCGCTCAAGATCCCGGCGCTGAACGTCACAATAAAAATGGGCAAGAAGGAGATCGACACCCTTTACACCTACATCAAGGAGGAGCTATAAATGAAAACGATAGAGATTTTGATGGATCACATCGAGGACGAGCTGAACGATGCCTGCACCTATGCAAAGCTGGCGCTGGAATATAAGGGAACGGACCCGGAGATGGCAAACCTTTTCTACAAGCTTTCCGGGGAAGAAATGTCGCACATGACCGCTCTGCACAACTGCGTAGTGAGCCATATCGACGCCTACAAGCGCACTCACGGCGAAGTACCAGAGGCCATGCGGGCCGTGTATGATCACCTGCACAAGCGCCAGGTTGACCGTGCGGAGAGAATCGAAATTATGCAAGCAATGTACAAAAAGTAGCCCACCATAATGATATTGCCGCCCCAAAGGCGGCAATATTTTTTTGCAGGGGGGTTGACGTGATTGTAATCGTAATATATACTATAACTGTAACGCATAAGCAACGACAACCGCGGAAAAATTAAGCCCCCGCAAGAAATTATCAGGGAGGATGCAACAATGTCAAACATGTCGAACGACGAAATCAAAGCCCTCGCAGAGATTTTCGCTTTGTGTTACAAGGCGACCAATAGCCGAAACGATGCAGACTTAGGTAGTGCTATGGTATTCCCGTTCCGGTATGCGACACAGTACGTCAGAAAACTGCATATGCTCGGCAAGGCAACGCCGGAGCTGGAGGACAGAATTCGCAAGGCTTACGACAGAGTCCATTATGTGCCGGACGATATGTCCAAAGGTGTCCCAACCTCACAACAAGGCGTTTGGATGCAGGAGTTCTACCGCGTCAAATTTGAGAACGCCGAATAAATTATTTGTTGCTTGTGCTTGCAGTTTCCGGCGGAACATGATATGCTTGAAACAGCTCAATGGGCGCGCTCCCGCAGTCACCCTTCCTCGCGAAGGGTGTGGATTGAAATACTGTCTAATACATTTGAGCATCCTACCATGAATTGCCAGGGTTTCGTATCCTCGGCAATTTTCACAGGAAAAAGCCCCCTCCGCTGCTTACGGAGGGGGCTTGACTTATCTTCGCAATAGAAATCCGATTGCTCCATTCAGAATTATGAGTTTCCCGTGTTCGGATAAGTCTGTAATTGGCAGGGCATTTGATGATAAATCCGAACAGGCCACCCACCCGGTAGCATCAATCATGTCGATGTAGCTTACCTGTTTGCAATCCTTGACATTAAAGAAAATAGCTACTCGATCATCATACAGATATACCGCATTTACAAATATTTCGACTATTTTTTTCCGGTACTCGTCGTCCATCAGATCTCCGCGCCGCATAGACCGGAGCCATTTGGCAACATCATCCTTTTTGATCTCGACACGGCTGGCAATGCGCAGGGAGGACAAATCATCCTCCAACTGTGCGCGATATTGTTCCACCTCCTCAATCCTCGCATTGATGCGCTTGACGGCGGCATCTGCCGAGGTTTTGATCAATGCGTCGACAAGCTTATCTAATTCTGCATCTGCGTCTTTTATTTTCTTTTCCAGGCGCTTTATTCCGGACGCATCAAAGCTTTTTTTGTATTCCGCTACAACGGCGCCGGCAATCTCCTCGATGCGGGAATCCGTTAGGACATACTCCGTTATCTGCTCTGCAATGTACCACTCTAAAAAGTCCTTGCGCTCGTTTTTCTTTTTACATCCGTGGCGCTTTTTCTTCTCGGCGCAGGCGTAGTAATTGTAGACTGTTCCGGATTTGCTTTTTCCGCTCTCGCCGACCATTGGTGCTCCGCAGTGCCCGCAGAAAAGTTTCCCGTGTAGGATATATTCGACCTTTGCTTTTTCGTGTCCCGGCGCTCTTGCCTTCAGCGCAAGGCGCTTTTTTGCGCGCTCCTTCAGCTCCGGCGGCACGATTGGCGGGTATAGGTCTGCCACAACAAGCTCGTCCTTAAACAAAAATGCCCCGGCGTACTTGTCATTTGCTATCATCCTGGCAATAGCATTCATGGTAAAATCCGCGCCCTTGCGCGTGTGATATCCTCTGCTCTTGCACTCATTTATGATCTCTCGCGAGGGTTTCCCCTCGGCGTATGCCTCGTGGATAAACCTTACAACCTCCGCTTCCCTGTCTACGATAACATACCGCTTCCCTTGTAGGCGGTACCCATACGGAGTCCCTCCCCCGAGAGAAAGCCCCTTCTCCGCATTCTGCCGCATCCCGCGCCGGACATTTTGAGATAGCTGCCGACTGTATTCCTCTGCCATGGCCTCAAGGATGGCCTCAAGAAGGATGCTCTCGTTTCCCTCGTCGATGCCCTCCGTGACGGAGAGGACGCGAACGCCGTATTTACGCAGCTCTTTCTTGTAGATTGCGCTGTCATAACGGTTGCGGGCAAAGCGGTCGAGCTTCCAGACAAGAATGTACTGGAAGGTCTTTTTCTTCGCGTCGGCAATCATCTGCTGGAACGCCGGTCTCGTTTCTGCATGCCTGCCGGAGATTGCCCGGTCGGCATACTCCTGCACCACGCGGAAACCCCGCTGCGCGGCAAACTCGCGGCACGTCTTTACTTGTCCTTCAATGGATTGATCGTTTTGCCCTGCTGAGCTGTATCTGGCATAAACGACAACATCTGCAAGCGTATCCATTTTTTCTCCCTAATTAAGATGATCTCGTATCCATCCGATGTCCGGATGCGCAACATCATACAACAGCATGACGATGATAAACACGATAAGGCAAAGACACAAGATAACCGTAAACCGCAGCCACCTGTTTTGCATTTTGAGCATATGCGAGTATCTTGCCTCAATGCGGCGGGCCCTCGCATCAAACACCTCTTCCATCCTTTGCCGCTCTGATACAGGCGCATCATCGTCCAGTGTTCCGACCTCGCAACCGACAACGTCTGCGATTGCAAGAATGGTTTGCAGTGTAGGGCTGCTGTCTGCATCGTTGCGCAGCGTCCTGTCAACCGTTGTCTTGGATAGCTGCGCGGCATCTGCGATCTGCTGGTTTGTCAGCCCACTGAGCTCCTTTTGTGCAACAATGCCAGCAATGATATCCTGTACATTCATTTTTGACACGCCCTTTTGTGCAGTATTTTTTATGGGTATCAAACCTCCTTTTTTGGCTACCGGGAACCGCAAAAATGAGCATTGCAGTTCTCACCTCCGGGTGATAGGCTGGAGTTGGCCAAAACACCCGCAGCGCGGAAAGGAGGTATTATAATGCAATCCATCCACATTATTTCCGATCACGGCAAAGTGAGCGTCATCATCGACGGCGCGAAGCTGGACCGGCTGCATAGCTTTTCTGTTGATTACGTAGAGGGGGCGCCGCTGCTGTTCTCCTGCGTCGCGGATGTAGGGGAGAAAACCAACGGCACGCCGAAGATTGTACATTGATTATTTGCTTGTGTATACGGTGAGTTCTTCGGACTCTGCGATTGTATCGTAGGTTTCCGGGCTGAGGATTTTCAGCGCAAATGCGATATTCTCAATTTCGGTGATTCCGTTGGCCTCTAATTCGGAATTGAAGACCGTGAGATCGCCGAAGCGAACCGTCCCGGCGTATACCGTGTCGGACATGATCGCTGTCACCATGAACCCATTCACGGAGATGTTGTCGGCTTGCATGAGGATATTCTCGGACGATTCATTTTTAATGAGGAGCTGTACGCGGTTCCCCCAGAAGGAGTCTGCAACGACCTGCGCGATCACGGTCACGCCGTTGCTCTCCCAGATCGTGTCTCCGTCCGTGTTGATCTTCTGCGTGTAGGTGTCGGCGATGGAGGTTTCCAGCTCAAACGGCATGTCTGTCAATATCTCATATTCGTCCGTGTCGGTGATGTGTGCGTCCATTGCGGAGATGGTCGCAATATGTTCAATTCCCGCAATTTTCAGCGTTTCGGATGGGATCGTCAGCTCGCCGTTTGATTTCTTCCCGGCAGCAGCTTCAACATAGAGGTAACCTGTGAGGGACACCCCATTCACGATAAGCTCGGAACCGGTGAGGGCAATATTCTTTTCGGTGTTGTTTTCCAGCAGAATCTTGACGGCAGGCCCCATTAAGCCATCTGCCTCAAGACCGGTCGCGGTGATCTTGTAATCATCACCTTCGTAGATTACGGTTTCCGCGAGTTCTTCTTCGGCGTTCTGCTGTGGCTCTGTAGGTGTTCCGCTCGACGCATCCAAGGCCTGTGGCTTGTCTGTCGTGAGCGGCGTCCCGCCATCAGAAACCGTACATCCAGAAAGCGCGGCTGCCAATACAGCCGCAACCAGCGTGAGAAGTATTAACCTTTTCAATTCTTCCTCCATTTCTGCCTGACGGTGCCAGGCCACAATAAATGTTACACATACATAATAACACGGGAAACGCACGAAAACACAACATCGTGCGAAAAATGTTCGTTTTCTCCACTTTACACAATGCAACGCCGGAAAATTTGTACATTTTTTCGCGCTGCTGCGCGTGCAGAAAAAGCAGCACGAAATTTGTAGAGAATGCTAATAGTAATTTACAAACGTTTGTTTTATAATTTCTAATACACTGATGCAGGAGGGAAGAATCATGGAGAAGGTAAAGGAAGAAATGATTGCGGAGGTGACCGAGCGGCTCAAGGCAGCAAGCCCGGAGGGGGTCTATATGGTACTTAATTATCTGAAGCTCATAACCGCATAACGCGCGGCTGAGAAATAAGCCAAGGCGATCATTCGCCCTGGCTTATTTTTTTTACAAATTTCTCGATCTCCGGCCATGCGTCCTCCGGCAGCTCCAGCAGCGCAGCCACAAAGCGCTTGCGGAAGGATTCGTCGGCTTCGCTCATCAGGGCATTGATCATCACGCCGAGCTCCTGATTCATGGAGCGCTGGACAAACATCTCGCCCTCTCCGGTGCGGAGCCACAGCTCCGATACACCGAATTCGCGGCAAATTGCCACGATGGTCTGATTGGATGGGTTTGACTTCCCGCTTTCGATCGTGCTGCATGAAGACGCTGTGATTCCAATTCGCTGCCCGAACTTTTCAAGTGTGAGCCCCGCGGCCTTCCGTACTTCTTTAATCCGCTGATTGATCTCAATCACCTCCTCGCTGACTCTATTATAACACAGCAACCGAAAAAATCAAGATAAAATTTTAGATTATCTAAAAAATGTGCTTGACAAATTAGAATGTCTAAGTTATAATATAGACAAGCTAAAAAACACCAAATCAAAACAACGCCGAAAGGCAGGAGGAAATGGCAATGAAGGTTATCAACAAGAACGGCAGCGAGATCAACTACGAGGCAGCGGTCAATTACATGGACGACGACATCCGCGAGGACGTGTGCGCCGACATCGCACCTTGCACGGAGCAGGAATTCTTCACAGCTTACGAAGAGGCCCACGCGGCAGCGTTCGGCGAGGATTGGTTCCTGAGCGGCAAGAACCCCTGCTATTGATAATTCCTTGGGCGGCGCTGCCGCCCGGTGTAATGCAGCCGACGCCGGTTCCCAGCCCGGATAAATGCAGAGGACACCAAATTCAAAAGGAGGTGAGGTGGATGTCCGAGGAAAACAAGCAGCAGATCGAGCGGATTTGCACCGAGGTCAACAAGCTCGACGCAGCCAAGCAGGAAATCATCCTTGCATTTGCGCAGGGACTTGTCTGCGGCACGAAGCACGCGGAAAAGAGCGCGTAAACGCATGGACAAACGAATGGAGGCAAGCATGTTTTGTATGATCGCGAAGCGCGGCCCGGATGGCCGGTTCCTGCCGGGCACGCGCATCGGGGACGAGGAAATCTCCCGAGAAACTATCCTCGACTTTGCCGCTTTTGTGGCGAAGCGAATGCAGACCGGAGACTTTGTAAATCAGGCGGCACAGCCCGCCGCGGAAAAGGAGGACTAATCAATGCAAAAGTACGAACTGGCCGTTCCGGCCACTATCGAGGCGCAGGAGCTTCGGGAGCTGGAACGGCGAACGGATGCCCGGCGTGACCGTGTCAAGGCGGCAGAGCAGCGGGCGGCAATTCTGGAGGGCAAACTCCGGCAGGAGCGGGAAGCGCACCGGCGCGAAGTTGAGGGCTTGGCGACCTTCGTCACGGTGGTGACGCTGATCGTGGCCTGCGGCGTGTGTGTGTTGGCCGCGCCGATCTGGACGGTGATCTTCCCGGCGGCTGGATGCCTGGCGGTGATGAGAAAGGCCGGTTGGATGTGAAGATGTGGACAAAAAGAGAAGTGCCCTCCGGCGCGGGAACGCCGACGGGCACAAACGGAAATGGAGTTACCGTTATCTTAGCAAAAACCATCTCCGATGTCAACCCCCACGGGCTGGAATTTCAAGAGGAGGTGGACAAGCCGTGACGATGGAGCAATACCTCAACGAGCACAGCCCCCACGAGGGCGAAGAATGCTCCGAACCTATCCTTTGCGAATACTGCGGCGAGGAAATCACCGGGCAGCTATTTACGGACGGCGAAATCAACCTGCACCCGGAATGTGCGCTTGAGTACGTCGAGGAGCAACTGTCGGACATTGAGATCGTAGAGCACTGCGGTTTCCGGCTGCTTGGTTAGGAGGTGCGCACATGATCCCAAGAGACGAATGGAAGCTCTCGCAGCAGGAGCTTGTCGATGCCTTAAAGCCTGCGCTTCCGGGCATCTCCACGACGGCGGTATCGCTTGCAGAGCGGTCGAAGGTCACTGGCGTACAGTTTACGCCCAAGGCCGTGAAAGCCGCCTATGCGGCTACAGGCCACCTTAAAAAGTCGGAGAAGCGCCGCAACCCGTACAGGGTGACGCTTTGGATCACCGCAGACATGAAAAAATGGCTGCAATCAGAAGCAAAAGACGGCAATATTAACGATTTCCTGCGGGGCATGATCCTGCGGATGATGAAGGAGACGCGAAATGCTTCCGAGAATTGATAGCGGTGTCTCCTCTTACATCACTGGTCACGCAACGGTTGAGACGTTTTTCCCAGTCGACCTCAAAGGCAACAGCCTTGTGTGCTGCGAGCTGTGCCGGTACTTCCGACCAAACTCCCGCCGCTGCGGGCTGAACGATGCGGTCGTTGAATACCCCGGTAAGTATATCGGGAGCCAATGCCCGCTGGAATTTGAAGAAATGGAGGATAATAATGTTCAATCCGAAAGAGCATCTGATTGATCTTAAAGGCAAGGATTACTTGCAGGTGATGTGGCGGCTCGTGTGGTTTCGTGAGGAAAAACCCGCTTGGTGCATCGACACAAGGCTGGAACAGCTTACCGAGAATCACGCGGTGTTCTCCGCGAAGATAAGCGACGAAAACGGGGTTCAGAAAGCCTCTGGGTACGGAAGTGAGAGCATCAAAGACTTCCGCGATTTCATCGAGAAGGCCGAAACCAAAGCAATCGGCCGGGCGCTTGCAATGCTGGGCTACGGGACTCAGTTTGCGCCGGAGCTTGACGAGGGCGAGCGCATCGTTGATTCTCCCGCCACGAGAAGAAAGACATCGGCGAAGCCTGAAACCACGGCGCAACCGAAAAAGGCAACCCTCTGCCAGAAGTGCGGCAAGGAGATCACCGGTGTTGCCTTTGCAAACGGCGAAAAGCGCACCGTTGAGGAGATTATCGGCTATAGTGAGCGAGAATTCGGCGTCCCGCTCTGCTACGCCTGCACCAAAGAAAGCATAAGAAATGCGAACGCTCAGGGTTGAAGCTGCAAAGTGGTCAGCGGACGCGGGCGGCGAATGGCTCTGTCTGAAATCGTCCCACGCCGCAATCATGGCTGCACTGGAATCCATCGACGCATCCAAGAGATACGTCGCGGAGATTAAGCAGGAGCGCAAGGGGCGTAGCCTGAACGCCAATGCTTACTATTGGCGCTTGTGCGGCGAGCTTTCCGCCGTCCTCCGCATCCCCCCGAACGACATATACCGGCAGCACATCCGGGACGTTGGCGGGAATTACGAAATTATCCGCATTCCGGCGCGTGCTGTCCAGAGCTTCACGCGTAGCTGGTGCGAGGGTCACGTCGGGCGGGTGATAGAGGATATGGGGGCGGATCGCAATAGCCCGGATTTTAGATACCTGCAAGTATACTACGGTTCCAGCGACTACGATACGCGCCAGATGTCCCGGCTGATCGAGCTGATGGTCACGGACTGCAAAGCGCACGGCGTGGAAACGCTGACGCCGGAAGAAATGGGGCGAATGATGCTTGAATGGGAGAACAAAGGCGCTGCAAATCCCGCAGGCGGTGAAGCAGCGGGTATATGAGCGCGACTGTGGTTGCTGCATCTTCTGCGGGGCTCCCGGTGATCCGTGGTGTCACTACATAGGGAGAGCGCAGGGCGGGCGCGGAATCGAGGAAAACGTCCTGACCATGTGCGCCGAGCATCACAGAGCATTTGACCAAGGGCGCCAAGCCCAGCGCATGGTGCTGAAATCCCTCGCAAGGGATTACCTCAAAGCACACTATCCAAGCTGGCGGGAAGAAAATTTGATCTATCGGAAGGAGTAACACAATGTTAAACAAAGTTATCGTAATGGGTCGCCTTGTACGCAATCCAGAGCTTCGCCGGACGAACTCCGGCACAGCGGTTGCAAGTTTTACAATCGCCTGCGACCGCGATTTTAAGTCGGATGGCGGGGAGCGCGAGGCGGATTTCATCGAGTGCGTTGCGTGGCGCAATACGGCTGAATTCGTCAGCAAGTATTTCACCAAGGGCCGCATGGCAGTGGTGTCCGGCCGGCTCCAGACCCGCAACTGGACGGACAAGGAAGGCAACAAGCGCAAGGCAACGGAGATCGTCGCGGAGAGCGTCTATTTCGGCGACAGCAAGCGCGAAGAGTTGCAGAGCTACGCCGCGCCGCAGGAATCCTTCGCGGAGCTGCCGGACGATGGCGAAATTCCGTTCTGAGGCGGTACAAATGAAGCGAGAACAATTTACTTTTTACAGGAGCTACTACGAAGCGATTAAAACGCTCCCTGCGAAAGAACTGAAAACGGCACTTATTGCGATTTGCGCGTATGCGTTGGATGAGGAAACGCCGTCTCTTTCCGGTATCGCGAATTCCGTTTTTGCTTTGGTTCGTCCGACGTTGGACACTGGACGGAAGAAAGCGGAGAATCGCGTTAACAAATCAGAACGAAGTTGCAAAAACGGAGAACAAGTCAAGAACAAATCGGAACAAAACGGAACAAACGAGAACAAACAGGAACAAACCCGCAAGGAGAAAGAGGTAGAGAGAGAGGGAGAGGTAGAGAGAGAGGACGATATGTCTATATCTATTATCCCTGTCATCCCTAGCGCGCGCGAAGCGCCGCATGTTTCTCCACCAGCGAAGGCAAGCGCCGCTGTTGGCTATTTTTTGCGCCACATCAACGCAAGCGCCTCCGGCGAGTGCTTGCGGGAGCTGCTGGACTACGAGCATAAGCTCGGCTCCGACGTGTGCATCTACGCGATGCGCTATGCCATCGACGAGCAAAAAACAGCATGGAGCTATATCCGGGCGATATTGGCCGCATATGTCCGCGACGGAGTGAAGTCCGTTGACGATATAAAGCGGCGGGATATGCAGCGGGGGCAGCGACCGACAGGAAAGAATGCAGCTCGCAATGCGCAGTACAGCACGCATGGTGGCTCGGTGTCGGATTTGGAGCGCAAGGCAATCGAGGCGGCGCTCCGGGAGGGCGGAGCATGATCCACTACACGATCATTGGCGAGCCACGGACCAAGAAAAACCACCAGAAGATTGTTGGAACTGGGAGACGCTGCCCGTGCTGTGGGAAACCTGAAAAACAGTGGATCCAGCAAGGCGATGCGTACAGGCAGTACGCCGAACTGGTTGCGCGGCAGCTTCATTCTGTACTGGACAAGCCAATCGACTACCCCGTAAATTGCTGCTATGTGTTTTACATGGCAACACGGCGCAAGGTAGACGGGTTGAACCTCGCGGCGGCGCTGGATGATATCCTCGTCGCGCGCGGGATTCTGGCCGACGATAACTCCCGCATCGTCGCCGGGCACGACGGGACGCGGGTGCTATACGACCAAAAAAATCCGAGAACGGAAATTTACATCACGAAAATGGAGGAAAACACATGAGCGAACCAATTATCGCCTACAAGTGCGTCGGCGGGAAATTTGTGGAGGTGTGACGGGTGACGCATCTGAGCCTGTTTAGCGGCATCGGAGGACTGGATCTGGCGGCGGAATGGGCCGGGTTTGAAACCGTCGGACAGTGCGAATTTGCCGACTATCCCACAAAGGTGCTGGAAAAGCACTGGCCGGACGTGCCGCGCTGGCGCGACATCCGGACTTTGACAAAGGAGAGCTTCTATGAGCGAACAGGATTACGAACAGTTGACGTTATTTCCGGCGGATTCCCCTGCCAGCCGTTCTCCGTGGCAGGAAAGCAAAAAGGAAAAGGGGATGACCGTTACCTATGGCCTGAGATGCTCCGAGTTATCCGAGAGCTGCGCCCGCATTGCGTTGTCGGTGAAAACGTTCCTGGAATCCTCAAGATTGCCGCCGGGCAAGTGGTCAAGGATCTGGAGCAGGCAGGGTATCACGTCGTCGTGTTCAATTTTGAAGCTGCGGCTGTCGGAGCTTGGCACAGGAGAGCAAGGGTGTTCTTCGTCGGGTGCGCCAAAAATGTGGAAAACGCCTGTCGTAGCAGACGCGACAGCCAGAAAAATGTTTGTGAACAGCCGAGGCGAACCGAATCTGTCCGGGCAGGTGAGACTATGGCCGACGCCGAGGGCGAACGAGGTCAAGGATGTCCTGCAATCCGTCCCGCCGTCCAGGCAGAAGGAACCGGGGAAATGCAATCTGACGCAGGCTGTGGCATTGGAAATGCTTGCTACGCCGTGTGCGAGGGATTATCGGACGGGGCAGAGAAGGAGGTGGGAGAGTCCAAAACGCGCGAACAACCTCAACGACCAGATTGGTGGGCAGTTGAACCCGACGTGGGTAGAATGGCTTCAGGGATTCCCCATCGGGTGGACAGACTTAAATGCCTCGGAAACGCGGTAGTACCGCAGCAGGCATATCCGATCTTCCGCGCATTGCGGGAGGAATTGACAAGAATGGAGGAAACGACGTGAACAAAGAAGAAATCGTGCTGGCGCTGCGGGCGTGCGGCAACGAGGAAAGCTGCCTACATTGCCCATACTTCAACATTGCGGTATGGAAGTTCCGCTGCAATGAAAAAGACACCGATGCCGCCGACCTGATCGAGGCACAGGCGGCGGAGATCGAGAAGCTGAAAGCGCAGGTGCCGAGGTGGATTCCGGCAGCGGATAAGATTCCGCCGGGTCAAGAGGAAGTGCTTGTGCTGACGCAGAGCAAAAACGGCGTGCGGAATGTGGATAAGGGCTACTGGGCGATTGACCATTTTATCCATCGCGGCCGGTCGGAGGTCACGCACTGGATGCCGCTGCCGGGGGTGGAGGTATGAAACAGAGCGGCTATCTGAAACGGCAGGCAGATGTGCAGGACAAGCTGCTGCGCATCGGGACGGAGGTCGGGCAGCAGCAGGTCTTCGACGCGCTGGCGTTGGCCTTGCGCGATCCGGCGGTCATGGGCGCGAAAGGCGTACTCGGTCCGGCAAAGGTCAAGACCGTGTGCCAGCGCGTACAGGAGATTGTGCATGAGTTTGCGGATGCATGGGCTCCCGGCCCGGAGCAGGATTACCAGCAGGACAGGCTTGACCGGGCACTGAAGGACGTTTTTGGCGGGGATTTGCAGCCATTCAAGCAGCGATACCCGTTTATCAAAGATCAAAAAATACAGGAGGTAAAACAATGAAAAAGCTATTTATTTCGCAGCCCATGCGGGGAAAGACGGACGAGGAGATTCTGGCAGTGCGTGCGCAGGCGAAACATGAAGTAGAAGCTTCACTGATGGAAAAGGTTGTAGTGATCGACAGTTTTATTCAAGGTGCCCCGGCGGACGCAAAACCGCTTTGGTACCTCGGAAAATCCATGGAGCTGCTCTCCACGGCAGACATCGCATACTTTGCCAAGGGCTGGGAAGAAGCACGCGGATGCAGAATCGAGCACGAATGTGCCGAGGAGTATGGCGGCATCTGGATAGTCACATATGAGACGATATGAAGAAGGAAGATGGAGGTAAAAACAATGGAATACAGCAAAATTGCAGTTACGGAAACAAAATGCGAAGCATCAATCAGAGATCAGGAGAGCATTTTTAAGCTGGTCGCGAAGTCGGAAGAGATTGCGAGGAACATTGAGGAAACTGTGCGGGTACTGGATGGCAACCTCTTTGGTTGCGGAGAACATGATACTTCGCCGGATGAACCGCGCTGCTTCCGGGACGTGTGTGCACAGCACGCCGAGCGCATGGCGCGCATCGACGCAATGTTAAGCTCTGTCAAGGAAAGGCTGGGCGTGTGATGGAGAGACTGACGTACTTCAAAAACGGGCACTGGCGGATGAAGATTAACGGCTGCCAGTACAGCGGAGAATTTATTGACCGGCTTGCTGCCTACGAGGATAGCGGACTGACCCCGGAGAAATGCGCGGTGTACGGGAAAGCGGACAGAGAAGGCCGCTACATCGTCCTGCGAGACGCGGAGGAGGAAGGGGTTGCAAGGCTCAGAGAGCTTGCTTTGGCCGACAAGGATGGGCGCGTGGTGGTGCTGCCGTGTGAGGTTGGATCGACCGTGTATACCGAGTTTTGCGACGAGATAGTTGAGAAGCGCATCGGGCAGTTTCATGTGAACGGCTACACGGAACCGCGCCTCTGGGCAGACATCGACTGCGACTGGACAAGCACGCAGTGTGTAAGATGGGATTTGGCGATCGGAAAGACAATTTTCTTGACCCGCGAGGAAGCGGAGGAAAAATTGAAGGAGGTGCAGAAGGGTGATTGAATTGAAACCCTGCCCGTTTTGCGGCTGTCATGACTATGGTGTACACCTGCAAAAACTCTACTACGAGAATGATAACTACACCAAGTATAAGGTCATGTGTGAAGACTGCGGCGCAGAGGTTGGTGAATTTGCCACACCGGAACGATCAATTGAAGCATGGAACAGGAGGGTGAGCGATGTACATTCTGGACAGCGCACAGAAAAGCGTGATTGAATTGAAACCCTGCCCGTTTTGCGGGGGACAAGTTAAGTTCTTGACCATGGACGACGAGTTTAACATTCGCGACGAGGAGTATGAAAAAGACCCGTGGAGCGGATTGCAGTATGGACTTTACCACGACGTGAAAGATAACGAAGGCTGCCCAATCGCCACACACGTCGACGAAATACTTGGAGTGTATGGCTATGACACGAGAGAAGATGCCGCTGATGCTTGGAACGAGAGGTGGAACAATGAACCGTAAAAGATTCATCAAGCTGCTGATGTCGTGCGGCGTTGGAAGAAATCAAGCGGTGCGGTTTGCGGAACTCATGAGGGCGGCGCGGTATCCGTACCTTTTTGCGTGGATTGCTGTGGAATGGAGGTTGTGTAATGGCGAAATACATTAACGCCGCAGAAGCCGCCGAGAGGGTAGCGGAGGCTACCGGAATCAACATTGCAGACCTTTTGGACATTTTGCGGGAATACCAGCTGCCGACGTTGCGCCGGTGCGGTAGAGGTATGAATGACAACCCGGAGGGAATTGACTTGTATTGCTATCACTGCGGCGCGAGGATGGACGGAGGTGACAGCGATGCGGCTGATTGACGCGGATAAGATGAATTTACTTCTCGGAATTTCCGATAGGGACATTTACGCAAAAAGGATGCTTGACCATATGGACACCGTGGACGCTGTGCCTGTGACGCGGTGCAAGGATTGCAAGCATTTCAATTTTGAGCACATGGAATGTGAAAATGAGGCTGTTTCAACCGATCACGAAGGGGGAGCATCATACAGTTTGAATTTTTACTTGGACGATTTTTGCAGCTTCGGAGAACGGAAGGAGAAAAACAATGACACTGATTGAGTTACAGGAAAAGCTCGGCAAGCAGATCGATGATCTGACCGACCCGCGCGTCCCATTTGAGAGCAAAAAAAAGATTGCTGATATCGCCACGGTGGTATCTTCGCTTGCAAAGCAGATGATAAACAATGCTGACGTCGTACTTCGCGCGGAAAAGATGTTCAGCGAGCGGAAGCTCGGCGATTCCAACATCATGGACATGGTAAACGGCGGGTATATGCTCCTGAAAAAAGCACCGGACGGCTCGCTTGAAGGCAAGACGCTGGAATGAACGCGCCGTACACAGAGAATGAAAAGGCGTGGCTGCGCGAAAACGCGCCGCGCCACTCCTATGGAGAGCTTGCTGGAATGCTACAATTGTTTTCCGGGCGGAAGATAAGAGCCGAAACGCTGTGTGAGTATTGCCGGACGAAACTCGGCGTCCTTAAAGCCGACAATTTCGGCTTTAAGGACGGGAACGTACCATACAACGCCGCTGCGATAGGAACAGAGGTTGTACAAAAAGGGCGAACCGTGCTCGTAAAGGTGAGCAATACCGGAGACCGCAAGCGGGACTGGGTCACAAAAACGAAACTCGTTTTCGGCGAAGTGCCAAAAGGGCATATTATCGTTTTTCTGGACGCAAACCCGCTCAACGTTGTTCCGGAGAACATGGTTTGCGTCCCGCAGAAGGTTCACGCTAGAATGGCGAAAAATCGCTGGTTCTTCCGGGAGCCGGAGCTGACGAGAGCGGCAATCAAGTGGTGTGAACACTTGGTAGCAATCAAAGACTTTGAAAAAGGAGGTCACCCATGACAGATAACCAGATCAAGTCCCCAGACCTGTGTGAGCGCTGCCGGTACTCTGACGAGTTGTGCGAGACTCCGCGATCCTGCACAGGATGCAAGCAGCACATCAATGCGCCGACGATCCTTTATCTCTGCCGGTGCGACACCGTAAAAGACGGAACGGTGTGTAAGTATTTTGAGGAGGCGGAAATGTGAAAGAAACGATGGTACTTATCAACCCGCGCAAAGGAGACGGACACGGCGTGTGTGACGCGCGAGTTCCACTTCGTGCGCTGGTTCCCGGCCTGCGGCTGACGCTGCCCGTCAATGGAACTGGCCACAACGATCCGCCGGTGTCGCATAGATGCGTCGTCCGTCATGTGCATTATGCGCACCACTGGATCCGAGTAGAGTACAAAATGGGCGGTCAGACGCTGTCGGAGTGCTTCAAATTTGTAGAGGAGGCGAGTTAGCGTGTATTATGGATGCGACATGGGCTATAAAATGGCCGAAAATGATCTCCGCAACTATGCTGCAAACAAGACCGCAATCATCAACCTTCGGGAGCAGATTAAAAACCTGGAGGAGGAGGTCGGACAGATTCGGAGCGCGACAGCAGATGCAACGCCGGTGCAGGGCGGCGGCTCCACGCGTGAGGATCGGATGCTGTCTAACATCCATATGCGGGACAAGCTCGCCGGGGCGTTGAAATCTGCGGAATCGGATGTTTCCAGAGTGGAGCGGGCACTTGCGCTGCTGGATGACGAAGAGCGGCTGATCCTAAACCGGTTCTACATCAATCGACACAAAGACAGCCTTTTCAGGCTAATGGAGGAGCTAGGAATCGAGCAATCCGCAGTTTACGAGCGAAAAAGCAAGGCCTTCTTCCACTTCCGAAAAGCACTATACCCGGCAGCGCTCTAAAATCCGGAAAAAAACCGGAAGAAATCCGAAAGAATCTGTGCTACAATGGTATCGTAAATAATTGCGCATGGCACCGGAGGAATCTTCGGTGCCTTTGCTATTGGAGGAAATCGCGTGGACGTTAAAAATATTCCGCTGGGCAATATTGTCCCATATGCCAAAAACGCAAAAAAGCACGATAAGACGCAGATTAAAAACGTCGCGGAGAGCATCAAGCAGTACGGCTTTGTGCAGCCGATTGTCGTTGACCGTGATGGCGTGATCGTTATTGGACACTGCCGCGCCCTGGCGGCAAAGCAGCTCGGCATGACGGAAGTGCCGTGTGTCTGCGTGGATGACCTCACGCCGCAACAGGTGAACGCTCTGCGGCTGGTGGATAACAAGAGCAACGAGAGCGACTGGGACTTCGACCTGCTGGCGGAGGAGCTGCCTGGTCTTGACCTGTCGGCGTTTGACTTTGATTGGGGGCTGCGAGACGAGCTGGACAATTCCGTAGTGGAGGACGATTATGACCCTGCGCCACCAGCAGAACCAAAGAGCAAGCTGGGCGATGTGTATCAACTTGGCAACCATCGGCTTATGTGCGGCGATAGTACGTCTCTGGCAGATGTGCAAAAGCTTGTGGGTGGGGCACAGATGGACTTGCTCCTCACGGATCCCCCGTATGGCGTCGACTATACCGGGAAAACGAAGAGCGCACTTAAAATAGAAAATGATAGCAAAACAGATGATGAGTTTATTGAGTTTCTCAAAAGTGCTTTCTTGGCTGCTGATGCAGTGATGAAGCCAGGCGCTGTGTTCTACATCTGGCACGCCGATTCAAAAGCATATGTTTTTAGAATGGCGTGCCAGATGGCGGGGTGGGAAGTTCGACAGGTTCTTATCTGGGTAAAGAACGCAATGGTGATGGGTCGGCAGGACTACCAATGGAAGCACGAGCCGTGCTTGTATGGCTGGAAAAGCGGTGCCGGCCATTTGTGGGCTTCAGATCGTAAGCAGACCACTGTGTTGGAATTTGACAGACCGTCACGCAACGCAGAACACCCTACAATGAAGCCCATTCCACTTTTTGACTACCAAATCAAAAACAACACTAAAGGTGGAGACACAGTGCTTGACTTGTTTGGCGGATCTGGGACAACGATTATGGCATGCGAGCAGAACGGAAGGAACGGCTATTGCATGGAGTACGATCCGAAGTATGTCGATGTCATTATTGATCGATGGGAGAAATTCACCGGTAAAAAGGCGGTGTTGCTGAGTGACTAATGCGCAGTTTACGGCGAGGAAACTCCTTAAAAAGCATCAAGAGCATCTTACGTCGCACCAAATAAAGACGCTCAACGGGCTTATAAAGGCTGGGAATATCGAAGGGGCGCTGAACGGGCTGCACACTATCCTCGCGCGAGAAATTGCCGGAAGAAAGGAGGGCGCATATGGCAAGACCAAGAAAAGAGATAGATCAAAAGCAGTTCGAGAGCCTGTGTGCTCTCCAGTGCACAATCGATGAGGTGTGCGGCTTTTTTGATATCTGCGCAGATACGCTAGAGACATGGTGCAAACGCACATATAAAGAGAGTTTTTCGAAGGTTTTTGCTAAAAAGAGAGGCGCGGGGAAAATTTCCCTCCGCAGAATGCAATGGAGGCTTGCGGAGAAAAATGCAACAATGGCTATTTGGCTCGGAAAGCAATACCTCGGCCAGCGGGATGCGCCGGAGGACGCAATCGACACCGAAGACACGGACGCATACCTGAAAGAAGCGGGTATTGAATGAAATCAACGACGCTGCGGCCACAGTTCGGGGAGAAGCACAAGGCGTATATTTACGCCGCTACCCGCTGCACGATATCCGTCGCCGAGGGCGCCGTTCGCGCGGGCAAAACCATCGACAATATCGCGGCCTTTGCGGCGCTCATCAACAAGGGGACACCGGATAGGATCCACCTTGCTACCGGATCGACGGCGGCGAATGCAAAGCTCAACATTGGCGACGCGAACGGCTTCGGGCTTGAGTACCTTTTCCGGGGACGCTGCCGGTGGACAAAATATAAAGGCAATGAAGCGCTCGTGATTAAATCTCACGGGCGTGATTACGTTGTTATCTTCGCAGGCGGCGCGAAAGCGGACAGTTTCAAAAAGATTCGCGGCAACTCCTACGGCATGTGGATTGCAACCGAGATCAACCTCCACCACGAGGACACGATCAAGGAAGCTTTTAACCGCCAACTTGCGTCGAAGGTTCGCCGGGTATTTTGGGACTTGAACCCGTCCTCACCTGGGCACTGGATATACAGAGCATATATAGATAGATTCGCGGAGCAATTCGGCGAGCGGTATAATTACCAGCATTTCACCATCCGCGATAATGCAACGATCACGCCGCAGCGCCTCGCGGAGATTGAGAGCCAGTACGACCCGTCAAGCATATGGTACCGGCGGGATATCCTCGGAGAGCGCTGTATTGCCGAGGGCCTTGTCTACCCGATGTTCGATGATTCCTGCGTCGTTGATGCCGCCCATGAGAGCGGAGGGGAGTATTATATATCCGTGGACTACGGCACGCTGAATCCATTTTCTGCGGGCTTGTGGTGTCTTAAAAATGGGGTTGCGACGCGCATCCGGGAGTATTACTATTCCGGGCGCGAGACAAACCGGCAGAAGACGGACAGCGAGTATTATGCGGAGCTGGAAAAGCTGGCGGGCGACCTTCCGATAGAGTGCATTATCATTGACCCGTCGGCGGCGTCTATGATCACAGAGATTATCCGACGCGGGAGGTACACCGTCCGCAAGGCCAATAATAACGTGCTGCCTGGTATTAGTTACACGGCGTCGCTTTTGCAGGCTGGACGGCTGAAAATCGGGAGCGGCTGCAAGGACGCAATCCGGGAATTCGGATTGTATAGCTGGGATGATAAGTCGCAGGAGGACAAAGTCATCAAGGAGAATGACCATTGCCTTACGGGGGATACGTTGGTCGATACGCCAGACGGGCAGAAACGCATCCGCGATATGGTCGGAACGAATGGAGAAATCTATACGACGGACGGGGAGAAAGCCTGCGTCGGGCGTTACCATGATGTCAGAATGACATCCGCCGCAGCGGAAGTATTTGAGATTCAGCTTGAAAACGGGAAGAAAATCAAAGCAACGGCAGATCATCCAATTCTTACACTGCGCGGCTGGGTGAGGCTTAAAGACCTCACTGAAAGCGACAAAATTGCATACATAGGAGAATGAAATATGATCCAGTATTCAGCGGATGGCGAAATTGCAATCTATGATGGGTACAAATTCAGGCGCGACCCGAATACAGGGTACTATCTCTGCACAAAGAAAACGGATGCGGGTAAACGTGAGCGCCTGCATGTCTACGTTTGGAGAAAGGCTAATGGTAGCATCCCAGACGGCTACCATGTCCACCATGTGGACGAAAACAAGAGGAACAACGAAATTAATAATCTGGTAGCTATGCCGGGAATTTCGCACGTTTCATTCCACGGGAAAGAATTGTGGGATAAAAATCATGAGCGCATGTCGCAGATTGTACGCGACAACGCCGTCCCGGCGGCGAAAGAATGGCACGGCAGCCCCGAAGGGAAAGCCTGGCACGCTGATCACATGCGGGAAACAATGGCAAGGTTGGAGAAGAAAGAGTATGCTTGCCAAAGGTGTGGCCGAAAATTCAAGGCACTGCCGGTCGGGATGGAGAAAAAATTCTGTTCTAACGCCTGCAAAACAGCGGCGAGGCGAGAAAGCGGGGTTGATAATGAAGAAAGGCAATGCCAATATTGCGGGAAAAAGTTCACAACGAATCGGTACAGCGGCGCAACTTCCTGTTCGGGACGGTGTGCCGCTTTGCTACGTTGGGATAAAAGGCATAAAGCCAGCAGGGCGTGAGCCTGTTTTCAATATGGAGGTCGACGGGACACATTGCTTTTCCGTTAATGGCGGTGCAATTGTTCATAACTGCATGGACGACATCCGCTATTTTTCATTTACCGTCCTGCGGCAAAAACTTTTTTACGAGATGAGGGATTACCGTGATGCGCTGGAAACGGTGGATGATCAATAAATTTCTCCCGGCGTGGTGCCGGTCGGAGCTGATAGACGAGAACCGGAGGCTCGCGGAAAAGATAGAAAAACAGGCGGCATTGATTGACCGTCTGAACGCATACATTGACGGCTTGCAGGATGCTCTATGCCGCCAGCCGAGAATCATCATTAACGGAGGTGACGCGCATGGGGATCATGAGCGCAATCTTTGACGCAAATAAAATCCACAATTTTGAACAGGCGTTCGGCGCGAAAGACCTGACCACGCCGGAGATGCGCGCAGCCATCGTCGATTGGTATGCGTTGTATTACAACAGCGCACCGAGCGATAAAGAGGATCCATGCCAGCGGCTCCCCGTTGCGATTGTGTCCAAGATTTACAAGGCCATGTTTGGCGAGTATGCAACGCAGGCGAAGGATGAGTTCGTACTTTCCCTCTTGGATGAGCTGTCTGCACAGCGCAAGGTCGCAACGCAGCAGATGCTGACCGGCGGGCAGTGTTTCCTCAAGCCGGTTATTGACGCAGGGGGGATTACCTTCGGCGTCGTCAACCGGCAGAATTATATTCCGCTGGCCAGAGATGCGCACGGAAACATTACCGACATCGGTATGGCAGAGGTCACCGAGGTCGGGAAGACGATATATACGCTGCTCGAGCGCCGGTCGGTGGATGCGCGTGGATATCTCACAATTGAGAGCCGCCTGTTCCGGTCGGAAGGCCGGGGCATCCTCGGAACGCAGGTTCCGCTTGCAACGCTCGATAAGTACGCGGAGCTTGTGCCGGAGCTGCGATACAGTGAGCCGGTCGGCTCTGTAGGCCTTATCCCGCTGCGCAGCCCTGCGGAAAACTGCGTGGATGGGTCTCCGGATGCGGTATCTGTTTATGCTGCTGCGGTTGGTCTGATCCACAATATCAACCGTAACGAGGCGCAGCTCAACGTTGAGTTTGAAAACGGAGAAAGCCGCCTGATCGTGCCGGATACAATGCTCCGGAGGCGACCGGATGGCACGCGCGGTCTGGATGCGCATGTATTTGTCGGCGCGCCGCCTGACGTGGACGGGAAAAGCACAATTACCCCATTCTCTCCTGCCCTGCGAGAACAAAATTTCCTCGCGCGGAAAACCGAGTACCTGCGCAATATAGAGAGCCTGATCGGCCTTAAGCGCGGGCTGCTGTCCGATGTCGAGGTTGCAGAGAAAACCGCGACGGAGATCACGAGCAGCGCAGGCGAATACAACCTGACGGTTATTGACTTTCAGGGGCAATGGGAAGCCGCCGTCCGCGAGGCGGTCCGCGTGTGCGACATCCTCGGGCGTATCTACAAACTGCACAGCGGCACGATTGACCCTGACAAGGACGTTGCAATCTCGTGGGGCAATGGGGTCCTCTACGACGAGGATCAGACTTGGGCGGACTATAAGGCGATGGTGTCGGCTGGGTGGCTCAAGCCGGAGATCGCACTCGGATGGTATTTTGATATGCCGACAGAGACGGATCGCGACCTTGCAAAGATACGAGAACGGTATATGCCGGAAGAAGAAGAAATTGACGATGAAGGAGGAACTGGCGATGGGCGGTAGAGGATCGAGCGGCGGAGTTGGATCGAATGCATTTAAGGGGAGCCGGGACGGGGCGATCCTCGGCGGTAAACCGAGGGAGATCGAATCGTACCAGAGAGAGGCGCGAGGATGGAGCCCTGGTTATCGTAAGGATGAAATCCTTGAGGCTAAAACAGACGGATACGGGAATTTGACTTTCACTTATGCGAGGGCGGACTCCTACGAAAAGACAGCGAAAACAAACCGAACCGTGTACACGAAGTATACTCTGCAAGCCGGAGCCGTGAACGGAGAAACCTTCGGTATAGATTGGAGCAAAGTGCAGTCCATTTCCGGGCAAACATACGGGCTGCGGGACGCGGCAAAAAGGGCGGGGCTTTCCTGGGATGGTGCCAGGAAGCAGTGGAGACGTAAATGATTAACTTTGAAAATCTCGACAAGTTTGCATTCCATGGTACCGGGAAGTACGGAATTCCACAGATCGAGCCGGTTGAAGTATACCCGCAGGGACGCGATTTCATTCCGATGAATTACGCGCTTAGCGTGAAAGACCCAGCATCAAAGGTTATGCACTGCTTTGTGGATGATTATCAGTTCATTCGGTACTGGAATCAGCCGGATAAATACATACCGCGATTGTCGCAATTCGCTGGCGTGTGCGCCCCTGATTTCTCGACCTACACAGATATGCCGCTCGCAATGCAGATTTATAACCACTATCGGAAGCACTGGCTTGCGGCATATTGGCAGCTTCACGGGATGACAGTTTATCCAACGGTTTCGTGGAGCGACGAACAAAGCTATGGTTGGTGCTTTGATGGCGAGCCTATCGGCGGCATTGTTGCGGTTTCAAGCGTCGGGACACAGATCGGAAAAGAAAGTCAGCGACTTTTCCTGCGCGGATATGAAGAGATGATGAAACGACTTGACCCGAAATGGGTCATTTTTTACGGTATCGTCCCGCCAGAATGCGACTGGAATGTGATACGCGTAAAGCCATATCAAGATGAAATCAAGAAACGGAGTCTTGCCAATGCTTCGCGCGGAAGAGATTGAAGCCCTGCGAGATTATGCGACCGATCTTCTCCGTCCTGTGATCGAATACCTCCTGCGGGATATTGCCGAGCGTATCGCAAAGGCCGGACAACTCACCGCAACGGCGCAGTATGAAACGTGGAAGTTGCAGCAGCTCGGCGTATCGCAGCGGGATTTGCGCACTTACCTCAAAAAGGCGCTCAAGGTATCAAACGCCAAGCTAAAGCAGCATCTCACGCAGAGCGCCGAGGCTGGCTATAACTACGACCTGAGTTCTCTGCCGACGGTGCGGGCGATTCCGTTCGACGAGAACGAGGCCGTGCAGCAGATCGTTCGGGCGGCAATTGCGCAGACGCAGGGGACGCTTGAAAACCTCACGCAGACCCTCGGCATGGTTGACCCCTACGGCCATGTGAACCCGCTGCGGGACACCTACCGCAAGTGCATGGATTACGCATTTGAACAGGTGTCCAGCGGCGCGGTGGATTATAATACGGCCATCCGGGAGGCAACGCGAAACCTCGCCGCCAAGGGCGTGGAATTCATCGACTACGAATCCGGTGTTACGACGAGCTTGGAGGCGGCGGTGCGGCGGAACATCATGGGTGCGCTCGGCCTGATGCAGGAGCAGATCAGCCAGTACAACTACGACCAATACGGTGCGACCGGCTGGGAGATCGACGCGCACAGCAACTCCGCGCCCGACCACGAGCCGATACAGGGCAAGCAGTACACGGACGCGGAATATGAGGTGCTGAATAACAGCCTCGTGCGCCGCATCGGTACGCTGAACTGCGGCCACTCTGCGCACCCGATTGTGTACGGCGCAAGTGCCCCGCAGTACACGCCGGAAGAGCTGGAAGAAATGCGGCAGAAAAACGAGAAGGGCATCACCTTCCGGGGCAAGCATTACACCGGCTACGAGGCCACGCAGAGGCAGCGGAGGCTTGAGCGTGCGATTCGTGCGCAGAAGCGGAAAATCCTGATTGACAAGGCCACCGGCGATTCGGAAAA